GGCCGGGCCCGTCGCCCCGGGCGTCCAGGTAAAGGTGCAGGCGAAGGTGTTACCCTGCGAGACGGTTACTTGATTAGTGCAGCTCATCGGGTCTTAACCTTGCCCCGATTGGAAGGGGGGGGGTCAGGTGATGGGGTAGAACAGGCCGATGTCCACGATTGTCCAACTTGTAGGGGTCGAGATGGTCTGATAGTCCGGCGGGACGAAGGCGTCCGCGTCTATGGTATATAGTTCGGAGGACTCGTTCAGGACGTCCTGCCCGATTAGTTCGGGCTCATACTTCTCATCAAAGTTGGACGCCTGAAGGTAGTAGTCCGTGTCGTCGATGCGGATGGTAAGGTCGGCCATGAAGAGCGCCTCGGTTAACCCTCGCTTCAATAAGCCTTTGCCTTCGATGCTCTTGAAGGCGACTCCGGTGTCTGGATAGATTTCGTTACCGTCATACCTAAGAGGAGGCGCGTTCTGAATGACGACGCCGCGGAGTTTGGCCCAAGTATTGATGCCTACTCCGCTGTCTCCGATGACGAAGGCCATCAGATGCGGGCGTAGTAGTACTGCGCCGTCTGGCTGCCGAGTTTGATGCGGTCGCCCCAGAGCGAGCCGGTGACGTACTGGTCGACCGAGTAGACTCCGCTGCCAAGCGCGTTGACCTTAGCCAGGAGGACATAGCCGTAGGTGTCAGTGTCGGCCGGCAGCGCTCCACCCGTATTGAACACCGTCGGGTAGGGGTCGTCTGGGTCATAAGGATCAATAGGAGCCTGAGCCGGGAAATCGTTGGTCGAAGGGTCAGGTCCTGCTCGCAGATATACGAAGCAGGAGGATGTAGACGCAAAGTCGAGCCTCAGTATGTATCCGGCGCTTAGGTCGTCCAAGTACTCAAAGACCTCCTCCGCTTCGTTGTATACCTGTGGCATCAGGTTGTTCACAGTGCCCGGGCAAATCTTGTAATTGACCACGGTCGTCTCACCCACCGTGCTTTCGGTGATGCCATGAACCTTGAACGGCGCACAGGGCTCGACGGGCTCTTCCGCCGGGTAGATTGCCCACGGCGACCAGGGCTTCTCGATGTTTAGGTTGGACCCTTGGCTTGAGTCGCTGAACGTATAACCGACTCCTGGCTGGATGCCCATTGTCTTTAAGCGTTGCGGTAAACTAACGGAGACCAGCCGTCCTGGTTGTAGCGGATTTCGTACATGATCTTGTAGAGCGTGCCGTATTCCTCGACGTTGACCTGCGAAAGAAGGTTGCGACGTCCAATCGAACCAGAGCCAGAACTTCCCCAGCTTGGGAGCAGGGCTACGCCACCCCATGAGGCGGTAGCACTCGCCGTGTTAAGGTAAGACAAAAGAGTATTTACCGTAGCCACGTTGGCCGCGTAGATCACACCAGAGTAGGTCGTCGCGGCGGCAAGGTACTGGGTCTTGCCGAAGAGCTCAGGGACGGACGGGTCGACGAAGCCGATGAACCGGCCTCCCATGCCGGTCTCGAAGCAGGCGCCGTTGTAACCTTCAGAAGAGGGCACGACGACTGGCTTGCCTGCGTTGGGTCCTCCGACGGCGATGACGGTAACAGGGGGCCCAAGGGTTGAGTCGTCGTATGCGCCGCCGAAATCGGAAGGAAGACCGGCGATTGGACCGACGGAAAATGCGGCAGGCTTTACAAAGAAGTTAGGGTGGGCCGTGATGTTCTCAGCCGTCAGGCCGTTGGCCATGGACGTGTTCGGATTGGTGATGCTGCCAGCGCCGCCGATGCCAACGTATTCGGCAGTCCATGTGTCTAGGTTAAGGGCTCCAAGTTCGACCGACGCCTTATGCATCTTGCAGAAACTGAACGCCGCAATCGGGCAAGGTGCGCCGCGATAGAAACTCGCCGACGATCCCTCCTTATCGACCTTGAAGGTCAGCGTGCCGACTACGAGCCCGTAGCCGTCCTGCATGAACTTCGCGCCTGGTTGGAGTTTAGGCGCTGTTAGCGCGTCGCCTGTTTTAACGAGAGCCATGGTTATAAATTACATTTGTTCGCCGTATGCGACGAAGCCCGGAGCCTTGGTGAAGTCCAATGGCATTCCGCCGGCAGGGTTGGCAATCCTCTCAAGAAGAGCGGTCTGTTTCTGGGCTTCTTCAAGCTGGGCGCTCATTGCCTCCATGACAGGGTTTGCGCCGACGCCCACGACCTTGCCGAAGCCTTCAGGGCCTTTGAAGTCGGCCTTGTTCTGGCCGGGCTTTGATGCAGGACCGACGTTCAACTTATCCTGGTTATCCCTGAACCATTGTTCAATCTCATCGCGGACCTTTTTGCTTTTAGCCATCTGCGGGAGGGTGAACATATTGGCCTCTCCTTCAGGCCCGGAGAACTGCGGGGCATACTTGTCGTAGATCGCCTTGCCTTCCTTTGTGTCTAGGAAGTCTTCATAAATCTTCTGGGCGCCTAGTTTAACCTTCTGCTCTTCTTCTTGTTCGGCGATTTTGAACCGAACGAACGAGGCTTGCTTCTTCTGCTCGGAGTTCGCGAAGCGAGTTTCCCCTTGGGCGATTAGGTCTAATCCCTCACGTGCGTCCTGCCTTGCCTTTTCGATAGCCCCAGAGATGAAGCTGATGGCGTTCTGCAAGAGAACCATCGGTGCGGCGAAGCCAAGGAAGATGTCCTTGAAAGAGTTCTTGAACTTCATCCCGATGTCATCGACCTGCTTCGAGAAGGAGCCGGTAGCCGCCTTGGCCTTCTCCATCGCCTGCGGGACGTCGGAGGTCGTCTTGATGTTGACTGTCAGGTCTTGGGCCATGTCAGGGGGTGCTTTCCTTTGCAGGATTGGAAGCAGCCGCGGCGGCCTCCTTGGCTTCCTCCTCGGCCATGAAGGCTTCTTCCTCGGGCGACATGATCGCCACGTCCGCACCCTTGCGGATAGCCAGGGCGGAGTTGAGCCAGATGGCCTGACACTCCGGCATCTCCCAAGCCCGCTGCTCGGGCACCCCTGACGCAATTAAATTGGCTACAATGCTTAGAGGCCAAGGCACGCCCTTGTCCCCGCCCCCTGACTTGGTCTTGGTCTGCTCCCAGAACTTGGGCCAGTCCTGGACTAGGATGTAACCCGCAAAGGCTTCCAGCAGGCGCTCAAACTTGGCGGGGTTACGCTGAAGGCTTAGGATGCGCAGCTTGTCGACCCAGCCTATGTCGCCCAGCTGCTCTTCGGCGCATACTTGGCAGGCGAAGATAAGGTCGGCAGGGGTAATGCCGCGGGAGCCGGTGACCAGCGGGGAGTCGAAGGCCATCAGACGCACCCGGTACTTCAAGCACCAAGGGTAAAGAGTTCGACCCAGAACCTTGAAGGGAGCCGGGTCGACGTAGGCGTTGAGGAAGCGACGGTCCACTGTCCTCTAGACTGTCCCCCTTTCGGGGGTGTCAATTACGCAGGCGTGATGCCTTCGTAGTCAATCGCCGTGATCGTGACGGCGGTGAAGCCCTTGTTCGAGCCCTTGTCGTCAATCTTGGTGATGGTCCCGACAAAGGACGCGGAGGCCGAGCCAGCCGGATAAGCGGAGGCGGTGTTCACCGTGAAGGAAAGGGCGGCGCCGAGGACCGGCATGGTCGTGGTCTTGGCGATGCCTTCGATGGTGATCTCGCTCTTGCGATCATCGAGGCGGTGCGTCTTGGTCAGGCCCGTCTCGTCGACCACAGTGGCCTCGGCGTTGAAGGAAGACGAGAGGCTGTAGCTCTGGACGAAGAGGTTTGCGACAGTGCCCGCGACTCCGTAGATGCAGGTGGTTCCGTTTGAGATGGCGGCCATTTGTAATTGCAGGCTTTGGAATTGGCTCAGGCAGGCAGGACCACCAGCACGTCAAAGGCGAAGGAAGTCGCCCAGGAGCGTTCGTCGATACCCTCGTCTTCGGAGACCACTGTGACGTCGTAGCAGGCCGCGTCGGTCGAGGTGACGAAGGCCGCCTTGATGCTGGTCAGGTCGCGCATATTGCCGGACAGGGCGGCGCAGCGGGCACGGTGATCGGCGAGGGTCGTGTCGTCGGCGTTGGAAAACAGGGTGATGCGGACCGAGCAGCTGAAGTTGCCGGCGCCCTCGGGGAGGTCGGCAGGGTTGCGGGCGGACTCGCATAGGACCACGGCCTTGGGCAGGGTCTGGGTCGCGGCGCTGTCGCCCGTCAGGAAGGCCACGGTGGTCAGCCCGGTCTGGGTGGATAGGTAGGTGGCCAAGGTGGCCTCTACGATGTGGCGGATGGATTTGGTTCCCATAAGTGGTTAGCGGCGGTTGGCGCGCTGGATGGTGCTGTTCATGTGCTTCTCGAAGCGGGCCTTCATCTGCTTGACGCGGTTGGCGTAGACGAGGCCGAGCACGTCGGCGTCGGTGGCGATGCCGTTCACGTTGCCCTGCGTATTGGTCACGCTCAGCTCGACGACCTTCTCGTTGGCCGTGAGTTTGTTGGTTCCGAGCACGCGGTTGTGCCGGTTAATCCAGGCTACGCTGAGGAGTTTGACGCCGAAGTCCTTGGGCACGCCGTTGATGACGGGCTTAGGCAGGGAGCGCAGGGCCGAGGCCCAGCCCGCCTTGATCATGCCGACCATGGCTTGGCGGTCGCGGATGTATTGGTCGAGGTCGGACTTGGACTCGACGAGCATCTTGAGTTTGACCGGGCGGACGGACTTGCCGATGCGGCCGCCGAACTTGCCCTTGATGCGGTTATGCGGAGGACGCAGCTCCTGGACAAACCCTTGGCCGTAGTCGGTCATGACAGGGTTGGTCGTGTTAAAGTAGTTCTTAGCCTTCTTGAACGCCCGGTCATAGTCTCGGTCATTCGCGATCTTGCGCATGATGGGCGGGAGGTTCTTCAGGGTCTGGAGCGAGCCCTTGCCGATGACCTTGTTGAACAGGCCGATGTCATTGGTCTTGGTGGCGTAGGCCAGCTGATTGGTCAGGAGGGCCGCGGCAGAGTTCGAGTTACGGTCGTTGGCGGCGACGAACATCTTCTTGATGTCTCCGGCCACGGCGTTGTCGCCCGCGGTCTGGGCGGCCTTGGACAGGCCACGGCCTCCGCCCTTCGGCAGGGGAGGGGTGAAGGTCGCCGCGTCCTGACAGGCAAGGGCGGCTTGCTCAAGCGCCGCGTCCCGCATCGTCTGCCCGGTGTTGGCCGCGAACTGACGCAAGGCGGCGATGAACTCAGCCTGAGACTTCGGACTGATGCTTACCGACACCACGGCCTTGTTACTGGTTATCGTCGATGACGACGAGCGTGATCCATGCCGACCCGGGCTTGTAGGTCTGGCTGGTGATGCGGACGGTCTTCCCGCCGGCCACGATTTTCTTGCCTTGGGCGAGGGAGGCGATGGGGACGCCTGCCGACAGTAGGGCCGCCGATGCCCCAATAGACCCGTCTGGCTGGCTCCAGGAGGCCGTTACAGCGGGGAGCCTGACCGAGTACTGGGTCCGCTCCATATACCCCCCTGCTTCGAGCACGGTCGAGACGGCGGGGTCGGAGATGAGGCAGGAGAAGGTAATGGCCCCAGAGTTGGCCGACCCGGCCACGCCGAAGTCCGCCACCATCTCTTTGGCGTCATTGAGAAACTCGGTTCCGTAGAGGCTCATCCTATACTTGCCCGGATTGGTAGGGGGCACAAAAAAGGCCCCCATTGCTGGGAGCCTCGTTTGTTTGCCTTGCGGCGGCTGATTAGGCCGTGGTGAGGCGGTTGAGCGAGGTCGCGCGACCGACAGCGGCACCGAAGAGCAGCGTGGCGGTGACGTTGTAGTAGCCGCTCTGTTCCTGACCCATGAGGATCTGGACGCCGAGGCCGGTGTCGGCGTCGACAGCGTTGGCCACTTCGAAGCCCGGGATTTCGCCCATCGGGAGAGCCGAGGCGACAGCGATAGCGTCAGCGCCGCAGGAGAAGCCAGCGAGGTTGCCCGTGGACGGGAGGCTGTTCCACTGGTAGACAGCGGCACCGGCGAGGGTACCGATCTGGCCGGAGGTCAGGATGCCAGCACCGAGGACGGAGTTACCGATGATGGTAGCGTCGCCCAGGAGGCCGTTGGCGTAGGTCGGGTTCAGGATGAACGCGCGGGGCTCGGCGGCCTTGGCGGCGTCGAGGACACCCTTCGAGGCGACGACTTCAGCGTAGGTCAGGCCAGCGCCGGTGTTCGTGCCAGAGGCGTAGTTGCCCGAGGTGATGAGGGCGCCGATTTCAGCCAGGCACTTTTCAGCGAGGGCGTTGGCGGCGGTCGGGACGAAGGAGTTCGAGAGGAACTGCGCGCCGTACGACTTGACGTCGAGGGGCGAGAAGCGGGACGAAACCTTGAAGTGCTTCAGGGTGACGTTCGCGGCGGTGATCGTCGCGTCGTCCTGTTCGAGGTAACCATTGGCACCGAACTCGGTGGCAGTGGAGACGCCGATCAGGGGAACCTGGACGGTCTTGCCGGCGGACGACTCAGCGGCGGTGAAGACGCTGGAGAAGGCACGGAGGGAGGGGAGCTTTCCCTTCAGAGAAGCGATGACGCTTTCTGCGAGGATGCTGGGAGCTGCGACGATGGAGTTGGCCATAGTATGTTAGTATTGGGTGAGTGTTGAGGGGAAATTAGATGCAAGCCTTGATGATGGCGTGCTTGTTGGCAGCGAAGTAGTCGTTGCGCTCCTTGGAGCCGACCGGCAGGGACATGAAGGTGGCGAGGTGGTCGACGGCCTCGGCGGTGGGTTTGCCATCCGCGGGGCTGAGTTCGACCGGGGAGACGCCGACGGAGGCCACGATCTTGGCGGCTTCCTTGGAGGCGCTGACCTTGGTGGCCTCGTGCTGCTCGACGAGGGCCTTGAAGGACTCGGACTCCTTGACGGCCACTTCGAGGGCGGCGGTCAGTTCGGCGAGCTTGGCGTCCTTGGACGCGGCTTCGACCTTGAGGCTTTCGAGTTCGGCAGAGACGCCGACCGTCATCTTCTCGACAGTGGTGCGGAGGTCGTCGCGTTCGGCGGTGAGGCCAGAGACAGCGGCGGTGGCGGCGAGGAGTTGCTCTTCGATGGTCATCTTAGATTTGCGGTTAATGGAATTAGAACGAACGCAGGGCGTCGTTGAAAGAGTCGGCCAAGCCAGTCACCAAGCCCTGGGCG